GAAACCCTGGTAATGCTAACGCATCAATCTTCGGTCTTGATAACACTGGTCCTGGCTTCTCAACAGCCTTCGGTGAATCAGCAAACCTAGCACAGATGGGCTTCCAAATCGATCGCGTTGCTGTTACAGCAAATACACGCGGTTTGCAAGCATCATACACGCTAGAACTTGCACAAGACCTCAAGGCAATTCACGGTCTAGATGCAGAAACAGAATTGACAAATATCTTGTCAACTGAAATTCTAGCAGAAATCAACCGCGAAGTTGTTCGTACTGTTTATGCAACTGCTAACGCAGGTATCACAAACAATGCAACAGGAAACGTCTTCAACCTATCTTCTTCAAGCGACACAAGCGGTCGTTGGCAAGTAGAAAAGTACAAGTCACTCTTGTTCGCAATCGAACGCGCTGCTAACAAGATTGCCAAGGACACACGTCGTGGCAAGGGTAACATGGTCATCGTCTCAACAGACGTTGCATCAGCCCTAGCAATGACAGGTCTACTTGACTACAATTCAGCACTAACTGGTCAAACGAACCTAACAGTTGATGACACAGGCAACACATTCGCTGGTACGCTCTTCGGACGTATCAAGGTCTATGTTGACCCATACTCTGTTTCTGGTACAGACTACTGCGTAGTAGGTTACAAGGGCACCAACGCTTATGACGCTGGTCTCTTCTACTGCCCATACGTCCCACTCCAGATGGTACGTGCTATCGATCCACAAACCTACCAGCCAAAGGTTGGCTTCAAGACACGTTATGGTCTAGTAGCAAACCCATTCGCAACTGGTGCTGGTACTGGTGCTCTAGCAAACGACACGAACATGTACTATCGCAAGTTCGTTGTTCTAAACATCAACCAATAATTGATGTGCTAGTAAGTTATTGCCGACTTTATAAAAACAATAAGGCAAAGAACTGGGGGGAGTCGAAAGACTCCCCCTTTTTTTTACACCTAAATAATTGTATCGTTTCTAGGAATAGAAAGAATGACAGTACTAACGCGCACACCAACAAATACTGACTTACTACAAAGTACCAAATTTAGAGTGACGTTCGATCGTCTCCCTGGAGCAACGTACTATTGTCAAGCAGCAAATTTGCCTGGAGTTTCTCTTACAGAAGTTGTTCGCGCAACACCGTTTATTGATTTGTTTGTTCCTGGCGAAAAAATGATTTATGATTCATTCAACATTACTTTTCTTGTTGATGAAGATTTGCGTTCATGGACAGAACTGCATGATTGGATTCGCGGCATCACATTCCCAACAGATTTCAAAGAGTATGTTGATTTGCAAAGACAAGCAAAGACACCATATATTCGTGGACGTGAAAAGAACAAACCACAATATTCAAGCGCAATCATGACAATGTACACAAACAAAAACAATCCAAACTTTCGTGTGAAGTTTATTGATTTGTTTCCAACATCTTTGTCGACAATTATGTTTAACTCTATGGACAGCGCAGAGAATATTGCTGTTGCTGATGCAACCTTTAGATTTGCATATTATGAATACGAAAGAATATAGAGTATAATTCTTGAAGTTCGGTTCAAAACCGACATACTCATTATAGTTGTATTATGGGCAAGAGTAAAATCTTGTAGGAGACTTTATGAAACAATTTCATATGATTGCTGGTCTGCCAAGATCAGGTTCGACTTTGTTGTCGTCCATTCTCTCTCAAAATCCACAATTTCATACTGGGATTTCTGATCCGTTAAACGGAGCAATCAGTAGAATTATACGAGAATTTTCAGTTGGCGGTGTATCCACTCAATGCACTGAAGAACAAAAGTTGTCTGCATTGAGTGGATTTATTGATGGATATTATAATCATATCGATAAACCTATAGTCTTCAATACATCAAGATATTGGACAGGAATGCTGCATGTTATGGATAAACTTAGATCTAATGCAAAAGTAATCTGCTGCGTTAGAGATATTCCTTGGATTATTAATTCATTTGAACTTTTGCATAAAAAAAGTCCAACTTTACTTCCGTCTGAATGCACCGAGGATGATGTTTATAGAAGATCTGATTATTGGTTTAATAATTTAGTTGTAAAAAATTTAAATTCTTTGAAAGAAGGATTTTTTAGTCCATATAGAGAGAAGATGTTGTTTGTTGAGTATGAAAATCTTGCTCGTGAACCACAAAAAACAATGAAAACAATCTACAAGTTTATAGGTGAACCATACTTTAAACATGATTTCAATAATGTTGAATCTTCTCATGATGAATTTGATATTGCGAAGCAACATGTGGGTCTGCATAAAACTAGAAAAAAAGTAGAGTTTATTGAGCAAGCACCAGTTATTCCACCTGATCTTTGGCGAGCATTCTCTGGACAAGAGTTCTGGCGCGACTTTACTTCACAGTGAGAATGTTATACAATATAGTTCCGATTTTAACATGACATTGCTATGAAATTAGAGACATTGCCACTTGAAGAATTGATGATTCAGTGGGAGAAGGATTCTGAAATTGATACTACAGAACCTGGCAAAGAGATTTTGCGAATTCCATTGATTCACAACAAGTATAACAAATATCTTTCATTGCACAATCTTGCCGCAAAACGCTGCGCTCTTGAGTTCGATAAATTAAAGAAACTCAAGTGGATGTATTACAATGGCAAACTTGATCAAGAAGAATTGGACAAACTTGGTTGGGAACCATTTCGTTTTACTCTCAAGTCAGATATCTCGGTATATCTTGACGGCGATGACGATCTAAACAAACTCAAACGCAAAAAAGCCTACCATGAAGAAGCAGCAAAGTTTTGCGAAAACGTGATGAAAGAACTCAATAATCGAACTTGGCAATTACGTGAGTATATGGGCTGGGAGAAGTTTATCCAGGGTGCTCGATGATAGAACACGTCGTTGTTGAAAAAGTAAATAACATTTACGTCCAAGTAACTGCTGAACCTGCCATCTTGCAAGAGATGGCAGAGTTCTTTACATTTTCAACTCCAGGCTATCAATTTTCTCCAGCCTTTCGAAATAAATATTGGGACGGAAAGATTCGACTTTTGAATCTAAACACACGACAAATCTATCTTGGTCTTGTTCCATATATCAAGAAGTTTTGCAAGGACAGCAACTATACCTGCGAGTATATCGATGAAGAGAAGGAAATCTATCCTGTTGACACCAAAAATTTGGCTTCGGCTCTTTCTTTGTCGATTGAGCCCAGAGATTATCAGTTACTTGCGTCTAGCGTCGGACTTACAAAAAAGAGAACTGTACTCATTTCACCAACCGCGTCAGGAAAATCGTTAATCATTTATATGATGATTCGTCACCTGCTGAACACAGGTAAGAAGCGCGGATTGTTGATTGTTCCTACGATTAATCTCGTCACTCAGATGCACAGTGACTTCAAAAACTATTCATCTGTCAATGGATGGGATGTAGAAAAATACTGCCAGAAGATTTATGGTGGCGAAAGTAAAATTCCTGATAGTGATTTGATTATCTCTACATGGCAGTCAATCTATGACATGCCAAAGAAATACTTTGCGCAGTTTGATTTCATCATCGGTGACGAAGCACATACGTTTAAAGCCAAGTCATTGACAAGCATCATGACCAAATTGATTAACTGTGATGTGCGTATTGGCACGACAGGCACACTTGATGATAGTAAGGTCAATAAACTAGTCCTTGAGGGATTGTTCGGTCCTACATTCAAAGTTATTTCCACAAAGGAACTGATTGAGCGTAAACAACTCGCCAACTTCAGCATTAAGTGCATTGTGTTAAAGTATCCAGAAATAGTTTGTAAGTCAATTAAAGGTTTCGCGTATCCAGAAGAAATGAACTTCTTAACCCAACACGAAGGGCGAAACAACTTTATAAGCGATCTTGCAGTCAATCTCAAAGGAAATAGTCTTGTTTTATTTACTTATGTTGAAAAACACGGTAAGATATTGTATGACTTGATAACGGAAAAGGTCAAGAATAGAAAAGTGTTTTTTATTCATGGTGGGGTTGAAGCAGAAGATCGCGAAGCGGTGAGACATATCACTGAACAAGAAAACGATGCGATCATTGTGGCAAGTTACGGTACGTTCTCGACAGGTGTCAATATCCGTAACCTACATAATATTGTATTCTCTTCTCCGACAAAGAGTAAGATTCGTGCTCTGCAGTCAATTGGTCGTGTGTTACGTTTAGGTGAAAATAAAGAAGCAGCCACGTTGTACGATATTGCTGATGATCTACGTTATGGTCCATATACTAATTTTACACTAAAACATTATGAGGAA